AAGGCGACGTCGCGACCTACATCTACCACGACAACCTTCAAGCCGCGATTAGCGAAGGTGGCCGGGTGATTAACGCCTTGATCCCACTTGCCTACGACACGGCGAGGACTATCCGGGTTATCGGCGAGGACGATGCGGTCAAGGTGCAGCGCATCAATGACCCGCGCAATCCCGACTCGGTTGATATGAACCAAGGCCGCTATGACGTAGTGGTCGAGACCGGCCCCAGCTATTCCACACGTCGGGTTGAGGCCTCGGAAAGCATGGCGCAGTTCTTCCAAGCTGTCCCAGTAGCGGCGCAAGCGGCGGGCGACCTGTTCGCCAAGGCCCAAGACTGGCCGATGGCGCAGGAAATTGGTGAGCGGCTCAAAAAGACCTTGCCCCCGAACCTTACGGAAGGCGAGGATGACGACCAATCCGAGGAAGCGCAACAGGCCAAGCAACAGGCTATGCAAGCGGCCCAGCAACAGCAGGCCATGCAACAGCAGGACATGGACCTGACTATGCAACTGAAGCAGGCCGCTGTGATCAAGGCGCAGGCCGAGGCTGAGAAAGCGGTAAACGAGGCGCAGGCCCCGCCTGAGATGGAAGCCGAACCTGACGAACTGGACATCATGCTAAAGGTCGAGCAAGTCCGTAAGGCTAAGGCCGATGCGGACAAAGCCGAATGGGATGCAAAGCGCGCGTCCGTTGGCTTGCTGGACGACATGCACAACCACAACATGAGGCCCGTAGAAGCCGCGATGGCGGAACGGGACCTTGAAGACCGGCTCAACTCGCAGCCCGAGGCCCTAGCGCCCGTCTGAAGGTTTCGCGCAACGGGTTCGCCTCCCCGTTGATCCCGCGCATAGAGGCCCGCGAAAGCGCACATGTCAGACGTAAACGACGCCTCCATTGAGGCAGAAGACACGACGGTTGCCGATGAGGTAATCGGGGATACCCCGGAAACGGGTTCCGGCGATGATACCGCCGCAGCTACCGATGAGGGACAGGCCGAAAAGCCCAAGCCCAAGCAATCGGTGCAAGAGCGTATCAACGAGCTAACGGCGGCAAGGCGTGAGGCCGAACGTGACCGGGACTTCTACCGGGAACAGGCATTGCGCGGAACGCAGGCTCAACCCGCCCAAGAGGCGCAAGTTACACCGCAAGGTGACGGCAGGCCCGACCGGGCCGACTACGACAACTACGATGATTACGTTGAAGACCTGACTGACTGGAAAGCGGCTAATGCCGTGGAACAGTACACGCGCCGGGCCACAATGCAGACCCAACAGCGGCAGGTTGTCGAGACTTACCACACCCGCACGGCCACGCTTTACCCCAACGGGAAACCAGCAGGGCTTTCAGCGTTCGAGCGGATTGCGGTAGTTCCCGAAGCTGTAAACGAAATTGTCGGCGCGTCGGACATCGGCCCCCGCATAGCCGCTTACCTCGGCGACAACCCGGCGGAATTGGCACGCCTGGATCGGCTTAGCCCGATCCAGCAAGCGCGCGAATTGACGCTCCTTGAAACCCGGCTTGCCGTTCCCGGCAAGTCATCCGCAAAGAACGCCACCGACGCACCGGAACCCGCGCCACAAGCGCGAGGAGCGGGCGGAAGGTTCGGCGTTGCCCCCGACACCACCGACTTCGCGGCCTTTGAAAAGCTGGCCGATGCGAAGGGGTGATCAACACGTAAGGACCCCCGACTATGGCTAACCAATTCCTTAACGCCCAAGAGTATGCCAACACCATGCTCAAGCTGGCGAAAAACTCGCTGGTGACGGGCAAGCTCGTTTCCGGCAAGTTCGAGAACAAGGTGACTGACGAGAACGGCCTGACCGTCTCCGTCAAGCGCCCGCCCCGCTTCGCCCCGAACGATGCTTCCGCCCTGTCCGCCACTCTGGCGGCGCAGGACATCGTGACCGGCAAGGTGGACGTCGCTGTCGACCAATACGCCAAGGTTCACATTTCGGTCGGCGACATCGAGTACGTCCAGTCCTTCAACGAACTGATGAAGAACGAGACGATGAAGTCTGCGGCCTCCACTCTGGCCCACCAGATCGACCGTCACCTTCAGCGTCAGGTCGCCAAGTTCTCGTCCTACACGGGAACCGCGACCCTCTCGACCGACCCGAGTTCCAACATCGGTTCGCCCGCTGAGTTCAACAAGGTTCACACCCGCTTGATGGACCTCGGTGTCCCGAATAGCGACCTGTGCGCCACGATCCTGTTCGACGATGCTGAGGAAATTCGCGGCTCTCTGATCGGTGGCAACATTCAGGACGTGAACCGCACGGCGCTGGAAAAGGCTCGCGTTCCGATCCTCTCGGAAATCGACATCTACGCCACGCAACAGTGCCCGGCGCTCACGCTCGGCACCCGCGTGGCCGGCGCAACCTCGGTGATCGACAACGGCACGCTGTCGGTGAACTATCGCGATGTGAAGTCGACGATGGTGCAAACCATCCACATCGACGGCCAGACCTCGGCCAAGACCATCGTGGTCGGTGAAACCCTCACCATCGCGGGCGTCTACGCCTACGACTGGCGCAATCAGGTCGCCCTGCCCTACCTTCAGCAGTTCACTGTCGTGGGTGGTGCTTCTACGGCTTCCGGCACGGTTCCCAACGGTTCGGCGCTCGGCACGGCCATCACCACGGACGCAGGCGGCGACATCGATTTGATCATTTCGCCTCCGATCATCGTTCCGGGTACGTCGGACGGTGTATCGACTGCGGCCAACACCGCCTTCGCCACTTGCTCGGCGGCTGCGGTTGACGGTGCGGCTGTTACCCACCTCGGCGTTGCTTCTGCTACCCGTCGCATCCGTGCGGCATGGCACAAGCCCGCGCTGACGCTGGTGTCGGCCAAGCTGGTTACGCCCTTTACCGGCGAATCTAGCTTCGCGACCGACCCGGAAACGGGTATCTCGATCCGCTACTGGAGGGGCTCGGACATCTCCACTGGCGCTCACGTGCACAGATGGGATTGCCTGTTTGGCGCTCAGAACCTTGACCCGCTCATGGGTTGCCAGGTTTCCGGCACCTAACCCGGTTGGCCCGCTCCATAACGGGGCGGGCCTTTCCCTTTTTTTCAAGGTGACAATCCATGTCTGACAATCTCTGGACAGGTGCGGTTCGCTACGGCACCGCCGCAACAAAGCCCACGGTCCCCGACTATGCGTCGGAGACGTTTGGCTTCTTCTACGAATCCGACACCGGCAAGGTGAACCTTGGCTATTCGGGTGGGGCCAACTGGCTGACTATGGGCCAGCTTGGCAATCAACCCACGCCTAACGCCGAAACCGCCACCACTAGCTTGACTATCGCGGAACTGCTTACGGGCATCACCACGGTCACGTCTGCCTCCGCTGTAACGCTGACCCTTCCGACCGGCACCTTGACCGATGCGGGGCTGATCGGCGGGACTGCAAAGGCTGACCAGTCGTTTGACTGGACGGTGATCAACCTCGGTTCGTCTTCCGGCGCTGTGACTATGGCCCCGGCTGCAAGCGGTCACACCTACATCGGCTCGACCGGCATCCCGATCACCACGCAGGCCAGTTTCCGCACCCGCAAGACGGCGGCAAACACCTTCGTCACTTACAGGCTGACCTAATGACGGCGGTGTGGAAGGAGACGTCTGGAACTTTGACCAATAACACGGTCGCGATTCCAGCCAACGCAGCGCGGCGTGAACTCATCGTGTCGAACCCTTCCGACACCGTGATGACGCTTTCCATCGGCGGAACGGCATCGGCAACGGTGGGTATTACCATCGCGGCGGGCGACAACATCCGCCTTGGTCAAACCGTAGGGCCTAAAGGCAACACCGTACCGTCTCAGGCGTTAAGCCTGTTCTGTGCGGGAACTGCCAAGGCTTACACGATCTACGAGTGCTGACGTGACGACAATGCGAGGCGTCTTGACGCAGGCTATCCGCTACACGCGGGCTAGGGCCCTTGTCGATACGCCGACAGAAAACGAGATGGATGCGGCCCTTGAAGACGCGCAATCGTTCTTCCTGACCTATCCCATCCGTAAGCTGAAGCCGGTCCTTGTGACGGCTAATTACACGGCGGGTGAGAACGAGCGGATCGCCAATAACAGTGGTTCTCCAATCGTTGTCACCCTGCCGGAAACTATCACGGAAAACGACGTCACCCGCTCGCCCTACAATGGCGCGATTGTTGAGGTGGCCGGTGGTGCGCGTAGCATCTACATCGCGGAGCTAGGCTCTTGGATGACGCTAACGAACCTGACGCTTTCCACCGAAAACCCGTTCGGCCCCACGCATGACATGAACGTGGCCGCCATGATGGCCGCGCGGATTGCCGGGACGGTGTTCCAGCGTGAAGCCCCTGCCGATGTGCTGGCGATGGCTAATCAAGCGCGCACGTCGATCCGCAATGACTTCCTGCAAGTCTACGCACCCAACTTTGACCGCGCCCTTCTAGGCAGCGCCAACCAGACAACGGGGTCACTGTACTAAGATGGCTCTCAAATACTCCACCACGCTCCGCAATGCCCAGCTTGACGCCATCACCACGGCAGTCGGTACGTCGGGCATTTTGCGGATTTACAGCGGGACCCGTCCAGCCAACGTCGCGGCGGCTATCACCGGCACGTTGCTTGCGGAATGTGTCTGCAACGCCTCGGCCTTTGCGGCTGCGGCTTCGGGCGGCGTGCTTACGGCCAACGCCATTGCAAACGATAGCAGCGCCAACGCGAGCGGCACGGCAAGCCACTACCGCCTTTTCCGTTCGGACGGGACCACGGCGGTCATTGACGGCGATGTATCCACCTCGGGTGCTGACCTGAACCTAGACAACACGTCGATAAATTCTGGTCAGGTGGTCAGCATTACCAGCTTCACCATTACAGCCGGGAACGCCTAATGGCGGACAACGTAGGTTATACACCGGGATCGGGCGCGAAAGTCGCGGCCCGCGACGTCACCTATTCAGGCGAGGCTGCGCTGGCGCAGTCGGTCGGTCTGGTTACGTTCTCAGGCGC